GGAATGGTATAAGAATGGTGATGGTGAAGTGAACAAAATTTATTTCACCTGTGGAGATTCTCAAGTGCCAATTACATTTCCCTACACACCAAAGTCCGAATATGTGTTTAGAGCGACAGATCAATTTTCCACTGAGATTATTCAAGAATGAACGAACGGATTAGAAAACTATGTTCTCAGGCAATATCAGATGTTGATGGTATCCAAAACCCTGACACGCAAAATATGTATATTCCAGACTGCTTTGCCGAAAAGTTCGCCGAGTTGATTGTAGCAGACTGTTTAGATGTAGTAGCAATGCGGATTTATCTTGGCCCTGTAGAAATGTGCAGGCAAGAATGTAAAGCCCTGGCGTCAGAAATTAAAGAACATTTCGGAGTTGAAGAATGAATGAACGAATTAAAGAGTTAATGGACCAAGCCAGAGACGAAACAACCAAAGGAATATCATTTGATACTGGGCTTTCTTCTTATTCAAAAAGATTCTCCGAGTTGATTGTGAAAGAATGTATCGATCAGTTATGTGTTAGTGACCCCACAGAAGATTTTGATAAGGGTGTAATCTGGGCAGCTCAACAGATTAAAGAACATTTTAGAGTTGAAGAATGACAACAATTAATCTTGAAGAAATTCCGCAAGGGGTATTAGATGACATCGCTGATTGTTTAGAAGTAGTTACCTTTGAAAATTATATGAAACCGGTAACTGCTGAATGTGAATTCAGACGATCAAACTATCGTAGGTTCGTTGCCAACAATGTTGAAGGCTGGGTGTTAGATAGTAAAACGTTTGAATCTAAATTAATTACAGGAACTAAAATGGAATGTTATCTTGTTCGGGGTGTTTTTACTGCCGATACCGCAGATATCTATTCTGTCCTATCTGCTGGAATTGGGGTATCAAATTTCGGAGTTGGAGAATGATCAGCTTTAACCCTCTACGTGATGATCTAATGGTACAACAACAAATACATAATAGCTGGGAACACATGGTGGGTGTTATCATGCTTAACCAAACTGGTCGTAAACCTGTCAAGACGACCTTGCCCAAATTCCTTTATTGGTTTCCAACACCACTTGCATTGATCGCAGCAAATGAAGAGTTTGTTAAAACTATACTGTCACCACTGGGTATGAGGAATGTGCGTTATACCCGGCTAATTAAAATGAGCAAGGACTACTTGACTTGGGACGGAAATGATGCTACAATGCTATATGGTATTGGCAAATATGGCAGCGATAGCTATGAGATATTTTTTAAGAATAATTATACTGTTGCCCCAAAAGATAAAGAACTTGTGCGTTATTTGAATGATCTACAACCGGCTGACTTTTAATAAGGAAATAACATGATTACGCTTAGAGATTTTATGGAAGTAACTGATTACAAAATTACCGAAGGATCGGACTTTCTCTGGGATTGTTATGGTCCAAATGTCCATAGGTTGGATTCATGGAATCAGGATCAAGATGGTCATACAGTGAATATCGTGTTTGATACCACCACTCAAGAAGTATATGAAATGGGTGTGTGTGATTACAGCAACAATCGTGCTTATCGCTGGATGAACCCAGCTTACATTGAAGCATATCAGGACGAAGCAAAATCAAAAGGTGTTAATCCAGACATGGCCTGGGATGAGGTCGATTTTGTCAATCTTGATGTTGCTGAAGATCTCTTGGAAAAAACTCGGGCTATCATCGCCGGTGAAGAATATGATACCAGAGTATGCATCCAAATTACATTCTCCGATGAGGAACTATTAACCTATATGAAGTTAGCCCATGAACTTGATATCACGTTTAATGAGTTTGTGATCAAGGCATTGCAAGAAATGATGGATAAACATGAAGATTGGGATGAGGAAAGCTAGTATGAATCCAGTGTTTAATACATTGGTAGATATATGGCGATGGATACAATGCGATTACGCAAGCAATCGCATGAGATTTATTGTGGAAGTCATGGGCTGGGCAATCAGTGTTGGTTGCAGCATCACAATGGCTATGACTGTACCATACCCTCCTCTTGTGCAAATTTATCCAGTTTGGATTGCGGGCTGTGCCATGTATCTATGGGCAAGCTGGACACGCAGAAGCTTTGGTATGATGGCCAACTATTTCTTATTGATGAGCATCGATACCATTGCTTTGCTTAGGATGATTTTTTAGCTCTTGGCTTGGCGGCACGTTTTTTTGCCGGCGTTGAATCGGCTGTACCAGTTACTGCGTTTTCGATACGCCAGGCAGTTGCATTAGGTGGAGATTTTTTAGCAATTTTTGCTACCGCACCTGCACCTTCAACCCCAATCACAGCAGGTGGTGTTTCCACCTTATACGGTGCAGGTGTACTGTCTGGTTTACCAAATAGAAAATTCTTAATAGCTTTGAACATGGGATTCTCCTGTGTAGATTGATATTTAGTTTAAGTAAACGGTACAAGGCTATTTCTCCAAATTACTTGCAGATTATTCACAATGATAATATAATAATTGTGCGTTGCAGCATAAATAAACTTAGCAACCAGGATGCTGCATAGGGCAGGTCCTACAAGTTATCTTGCTTAATTCAAAGGAGAAATACCATGTTCACAATCGATACAGTAGTTGATCAAAATGTTCGTAATACCAAGTTGGTCTTGGCCTATGTACCAAACGAAACCCTTCGTAAGAGTTTTGAAACCATGCTTGATGCCCAAGCCGAATTCACCAAAACCATGTTCAGTACCGGAGTCGAATTGGTAAAAGTAGCCACAGACCAAATCAGTAAAGTTAATCCACTAACTTCGGTTAAAAAATAACAATTCGGTAAAACTGAGTTTGACCATAAAGTCCAGAACCTGTACAATGTACAGACTGGACTTTTATTTTGACTGTAGTTATTGCCCAAGGAGGCATATTATGAAAAAGTTATCAATTGTGGTGGCAATTAGCGGTATTGTTGGACTTTCAGGATGTAGCTCTTTAAAACTTGGCAATGACAATCCAGGGATTACTCCACCCGCAGTTATTCCTGTTAAAGAGGAAGTGGTAGAACTCAGCACTGAGTTTAAGCGTGAAGGTGTGCGAGTATTTTACACGCTAACAGGTGCCGTGGATCGTGTGGAAGCAAAAGGCTTTGCTGATGTATGGCAACAACGTTATGAGCATGTTGCTGAACTCGAAGCAAAAGAAAAGATGGTTAAGTTTCTACGTGGAGAATCGGTTAGTAGCAGCCGTAAGACACAAGTCATCGCCAAAGCAATTGAACGAGCACAGGATAACACAGTCAATCGCTTTAAGAAAATGGATGGGAGCTCGGCCCTAAGCACCACCGCAGAGGAACTTGAAACTGAACCCAAAAATAAATCCGAAGAAAACAACAACAACAAAGAAGAAAATGCTCGCGATAATACTGCTTTGCGCAAAGCCAGCATCAATAATGCACAGACTGTAACCAGCAGCATCACAGTTACCGCAACTGGTAGGCTAACAGCAGTACGAAAAAGCAAAGGCGAAATTGTTAACGATGGCAAGATCTACGTAGGAACTTACGTGTGGTCACCCAAGGATCAGGAGGCTGCACGTAGTATTACTCGCATGATGGATGCACAATAATATCATGCGTAAAATACTGCTATTGGTAACTTGTTTGTGTGTCCTCCAGCCTGCCACAGCGGCATTGCTTAGTCCAATAAGTGTGGCGATAACTGGAGGACAGTGGTTGTTTCGAGAACAAATTAAATTCTATCAAGTCCGTGTTGAATCACAAGGTAATACGTTTGATGAAGCCAAGCAAGAAGGATTGCGTCTTGCAGTAGAATTAGCAGTGGGGGCATTGGTCTTATCCGAAGGTCAGGTGGTAAACGGTGAATCAAAACGTCGTGAGATCATTACCTATGCTTCGGGATATGTAGATAAGTTCGAGATCATCGAACGCGATACAACTAGAGCAAGCACCAAATTGGTTATGGATGTTTGGGTTGGCGAAAGTCGTATTGCCAATAGATTGTTCAATAACTCAGCAACAGCCGGCCGCATTGATGGAGAACGATTAGCAGTGCGGGTTGAGTCTATAATACACGAAAGGCAAAGTGGTGATCGTGTTCTGTCTGCTGTGTTACAAGATTTTCCAAGTCGCTCATTTGATATCAAACTATTAACTACACAGGTGTCATTGACTAATCTTAGACAGGTAGCTATAAACATACCTTTTGAAATTAGTTGGAATTACAATTATCTACTTAGTTTGTATGAGGCTCTTGAGAAAGTTGGAATGTCTGGCACCTGCTCTACTGCCAATATCTTGTTCAATATGTCTAGATGCAATAGAGAGCAGAATGATCGTAGTTTTCTAAATATGCATTTAAGACCTCCAGAAAATCTCATAATGGGATGGACGGGTAGGGTGGGATTTGATGATGATGAAAAGCTGAAATCTCTACATCGAACTATGGTACGTGGTGCGCCGGCAATACAACTAGTGGTTAAAAATACACAAGGCAATCCGGTATATAATATTTGTGGATATATGCAGGAATTAGATCATAATGTAATTGGTGGCCAAATTACAAACAATAGGTTTATAAGATTTCATGGACGAGAAGCTAGTATTGCTGGAGCATTGGTATTATACAGCAGCATTGAGCTAGATATACGCAAAAATCCGGCGGTATTAGAACAACTAGACGCTATAGAATTACGGGTAGTGCCTAAATCTCAATGCCCAAAGTAGTGATAATATAAGCAACACCGGGTAGTTATAGACATAAGTATAGAATACAAAGACGTTGAATTGACCATACTTCCTAAATTCTTAATGACCACCCGAAAAATCAAAGATGAAGCATATTCAGCAGCTGACAAGATTGATTTTGGGCTTCTGCATCAACACATACATTTTCTTAGTGGTGATATAGCAGAGGCAAATATTAGTGCTGCAATAAAATGGATTGTGTACGAAAATGCTGTAAATCCCGAAGCTATACTTACCTTATACGTAAATTCCGATGGTGGGATTTTAACAGAAGCATTTGCTTTAATCGATGTTATGCATAATTCAAAATGCAAAATACAAACAATCGGAATGGGATCTATATGCTCAGCAGCTTTTCTAATATTCGTATCCGGTGCTAAAGGCAAGAGATTTATTTCTAAAAATACCAGTATCATGTGTCATCAATATACCGACGATGCATCCGGTAAATATCATGATCTTGATGCCCGGATAAAAGAAACAAAACTTACCAATGATCGTATGGTTGCTGTATTGACACGCAGTACCAATCTTGATGCTGCTGCGGTGGCCAAAAAACTATTGCCACCAAGTGATGTTTGGCTCACCCCTGAAGAATTAGTCAAATACGCTGCCGCCGATCAGATAATCTAAATTGCAGTTGACAATGCCATCCCAGTTTATATTCTGTAATGCTCCTTGGTATGAATTGCAGATTTATTGGGATGGTAGTCTGGGTTTTTGTTGTCAAGAAGATCACAAAGTATATCCAGACCATTTAAGTACTCATTACAACATACAAAACATAAGCATACAGGAGTGGATGGCCAGCGAACCGATGCAGGCAGCTCGTATGATGATGTTTGATGATAAACGAAACACTGTTTGTCGTCGGTGTTATATAGAAGAAGAGCATGGTACTACAAGTAGACGTCATAGATCCAATCAAAAAAGTGTTATATTCACACGTACAAACTTTATTGAAAGTTATGCACAAAGTCCGGGTTATGATAAGTTCGAACTAAGTCGAACTACACAAGGGGCATATGGTGAATTGCCGTTGGATTTACATATTGATTTAGGAAACTATTGTAATCTTACTTGCAAGATGTGCAATCCAAAAGCCAGTAGCAGCATTGCTTCGCAATACGTTAAATGGGGTATTGCAGATGCTAAACAATATATAGGATCAGACTGGACTAGGAATAATACCGTTTGGACTAGAGTGCTGACCGAGATAGCTAATATTCCCAATCTTAGCAATGTACACTTCATGGGCGGCGAAACACTTATAACTAAACGCTTTGAAGATTTTATCGATTTTATGATCGCCAGGAATAGGTTTGATTTACATTTTAGTTTTGTTACTAATGGAACACAATTCAATGAATCATTGTTAAACAAATTAAAAAAGTTTAAGCGTGTGGGAATAGAAGTCAGTATTGAAACTTTAACAGCACATAATGCATATCAACGTCAAGGAACAGATACTGCACAAGTATTAGCCAATATCGATCGCTATCTAACACATTGCAATAACACAGATATCACACTGACAATGCGTCCAGCAATAAGCGCATTGACCATTGGGCACTACGATACCTTATTGAAATTTTGTCTCGAACGTAAACTTGTAGTTAAAGGATTGATAGTGTTTGATCCGGAATTTTTAGATGTACGTGTTTTGCCTCCAGCAGTTCGCAATGCATATAAACAAAAATATCTTGATCTCATAACAGAATACAAGTTAGATCAAGTTGATTGCACACGTGACTACAACGAAAGCGATCCAAATCAAATAGGTAGCCAGGTTAAAAATCAAATCCTACAATGCCTAAATCTATTAGATGCCAAACCCTTGACCAACAGTGACGAATTATTCACTGCAATGGTGGCATGGTGTCGTAAGTGGGATACGGTACATGGATACGATGCATTAGAATTATATCCAGAATTACGTGATGAATTTATTACCCGTGGATACTAAATGCTATCATCTACAAGCCGAGATATGGCTTACACCTATTTGGCATTCCGAACCACCAGTTATTGAACTAAAGTTTAACGATTGGTTGTTGTATATCGGTCCACTTACCCAAGCTAGAAGTTTTACTATTGATCAATACTTGTTATCCGATAATCAAAATATCAGTGTTACATTTAAGAATAAAAAAGATAGTGATACTATTCCGGGCGGTGACAAAGCTGTTCGTATTGACAAGATTGTATTCAATAATATCAACAGTGACCGATTTGTTTGGGCCGGCAAGTATATGCCAATATATCCCAACCCATGGGCCGGCGAACAATTAGCCCAAGGTATAGTGCTTGATTCGATATTACGCTATCACAATTATCTTAGTTGGAATGGCACGTGGAGTTTAGATTTTACTGTGCCAATTTTTACTTGGATACACACCATTGAAGATCTTGGTTGGGTATATCGATAATAGTTACTTCTTAAACACATCTCGGGCTTCTGTCCATCTACCAGCCCTTGTCCTAAATGTTGCGTATCGTGCTTCAATCATTGCTGAAATAAATAATTTTAACCATTTCATAGTATGCCCTTTGTTTTATCAAATTCCCACGCACGACACCAATGCTCGATCTCGGCTGCGTTCTTTGGCTGCTTGCTATTGATATATCTTTCTAACTCATGATTGGTATTGCTAAGTGTGACCCAGGCAATGACCTTTTTGTAAAGTTCTTTTAACATTGTGTTTCCCTTCTGCACTTATTTATCTAATATTTGTGCATTGCAACATTTATCAATCTAATCTGATTGACCAATAATGTCTATTTTGCTATACTATTTGCATAGTAACTAACAAGGAGTAGAAAATGAGCTTTGAAAAAGGTGTTTTGTCCAGCGTATCAGACGTGCTCGGCAATGACAATGCAGCGGTATTTTCGTATGGCACCTTGTTTGTTACATGTTCGGAAGAAGAAGCCCGTAGCATATTTCACCGGTTGACTAATACCTTTGGTCTCGGTGGTGTAAAGGTGTCTAAAACTCCGATGGAGTATGCGTTTGATTTTACTGCACCTAATTTGCCCCAGTAATTATATACCTATATAAATCAATGACTTACCGTTGACCGGTAAAATCCCACCTAAATAAAAACCTCAATAGAATCAATAGGTTACATTTTTCCTTAATTGTAGCCGGATTTGACAGCATCTATGCACAGCGAAAACCAAGTTTCGAGTGGTTGACCAATAATAGCCGAACTGCTATAATATGTACATGCTGAAACGTAAGAAACGCACTGACAGAACCCACGCAATATACGTGCTACACGTAGGCGACGAGTTCTACATAGGTGTTACTGCAAAGACGCAGGGCACAATTGAAAAAAGTGTAGAAGTTCGCTTTAATAAACACGTTTATCGTGCCAACAGCGAAAGCAAGGCTTGGGCCTTGTGTGACGCGATCCGCATGTATGGTGCCGAGGCTGTTGTTGTTACGATTGCTGCAATTGTGCGTGGCAAAGAAGCAGCCCATAAGCTGGAACGTGAGATGCTGCGCGAACTGCAACCAGTACTTAATACCGATATGCGGGGTTGTTAAATCGGTTGACCAATAATAGCCGAACTGCTATAATACGTACATAGTGAATAACAAGGAGTACCGAAAATGATGAACGATTATACCAAGCTAGAAGATCTCCAGTCACACTACAGTGACTTCTACAAGGATGTGCATGGTTTCCGTCCGCGTAGTTCCACCGATGAGCAGTGGAATTCGGAGGAGTGGCTTCAGACTGAGATCGACGGTCTCCATGCGTATCTGCAGATGCTGGGCTCCACCGCGCAGGGTCGTGAGCAATTGCGCGAGATGGGGTTCTGCACCGACGACAAAGAGGCGGATGAGGAATGGGCGTCGGCGGAAGCCCGCGAACGTGCCGAAAATGAAGCACGGTATCAGGAAGCGGATCGTATGGATGCGGTGTTGGCTGAACTGTCGGCCCCGATGTCCGAAGTTGAACAGTTGGAAATGTCTTTTATTAAATCGTAATCAAGGAGAACAGCATGGAAATCATCAGCAAAATTAATAACGAAATCATGTCCGGCGACTTTACTAACGACCAATTGACCAGTGTGATCGATGCTGTGAAGTATGCCCGGGCGCAACTGGCGCGCCGAACCAAACGTACTCTTACTATCGGTGCCACTGTAGAATGGTATAGCGAGCGTCGTGGAGTTCGTGGCCGTGGTGTGGTGGAAAAGATCAGTATCAAGAATGTGCTGGTACGTGAGGGATCTACACGTTGGAAAATCCCGGCCAATATGCTGGAGGCGGTATAGATGAAATGGTTCCGTGAGACAACCGTATGGGATAATAACACCCCAAACCATGCATACCTGCTGTCGGATAGCAAGTCCAAGATGTATGCATACGCAATAGACAGTGGCAGTGTAGTTAAGAAATTCAGCGAGCCAATTCAGTTTAACATCAAAGGCCGTAAATTTCTTGAAGTGCCTAATACGTGGAATTTTATGATGGCAGAGCCAAAGCCAGTGGGTCGTTCTTGGCAAGTAGCCGGATCAAAAGGCAATGCTTATACCGTATCAGAAGCCAATGGCATTTGGTCTTGTAGTTGTTCAGGCTTTATGTTTAGGGGAAAATGCAAGCATGTTGCAGAGAAATCGGTGGTAGTTGTTAACTAGAATATAATGTTTATTATGTGATCTTAATCCAAGCTAATGTAGGTTCGTTCCAAATATACATTTTGCCATCTGTTGGCATTGGTGTCGGTGCAGTCCATAGACAAGTATCTTCGTCCAATGTCCAACTAGGGAAAGGTTGCGGCGAGATAAAGGCATCACGTATAGAGTCGTATGTGTGCCCTATACACGCATAGTTTTTACGTAAAGCAATACCACCATCTGGCTGATTATCATCACCGTAGTGGACACCACCCTTGGTATGTAAAGAGGTCTGCACCCAGCCTGTCCCAAACATGCCAGAATCAATTACATCCTGTTCGGCTACAATAACTTGAGTAACTATATCATTCTCTACTTTTGCAAAGCGGGTCATATTGTAATACTCCTTGATCCTGTATTAATTTGTATTCCTGTTGTCATATTTTCTTTATATTAACTTAGAATGTGATCGATCCCGACGCGGTCCATTGATAGATTCTATAACCGCCAGTGTTAGTAACAGTTGGAGAGCCAGTGGTGGTTTTGGCTAAATCATATGTATTGCTATATCGTAAGATTACCGTACCATCGGTTGGAACGTTACCGGCACCGCCTCCGGCAGTAACTGACGCGCCGCCCCCATATGATCCAGGTCCGGAACCCAGTCCGGCAGTGCCGGCTGTGCCTGGAGGACCCGCGCCAGCACCGCCTCCTGCATAGTATGTAGAAGTTCCGGTTATGCTTGATTGATATCCAACGCCGCCATTGCCACCTGAATTCACCCCACCACCACCACCACCACCTCCGGCCCCACCACCACCTCCGGCACCGTTGTTGCCACCAACAGTAGCACCGCCCCCCGAATTACCGAGACCTACTCCATTTAATTCTGAATAACTTGCTTGATTTGAAGAACCACCATTGTTAAATCCACCGCCATTTATGCCTCCGCCCGAGCCTGATCCTCCTGCAGTACCGCCACTGCCAGCAGAAGCACCTCCTGCATTGGCTGTCACACCCAATGCTACTGAGTTTCCGTTCACCGCACCCACTGTGATAGTATATTGGGTACCGTTACTCACTGCTAACGACGCCGATGAATATACAACACCGCCACCGCCGCCGCCAGACCAATTTGGACTCCCGCCGCCTCCTGCAACAACTAGGTAATCAACGGCAGGGGGTGGGTTACCTGCTGATAGAGCTACAATACCTGGACCAAGAGTAATGCCGGCACCAATTACTATAGACATTTGTTATTTCTCCTCTTCGATATTTATAACCATTTATACTCTTCCTACTACAATTTCTATGGTTCCTACTCCGAGCCCACTGTGATCTTCTAACGATTTACCAATCACCACTCCCGGTTGATATTGCGATATGTCCAAGCGCTCGGCTACACCTGCAATGGGACTGGAAACAACTTGATCACCTTTGGAAATTGGCCCAACTACTTGACAAGGCACACGCCCGGTCAATGCCACAGCGATACTACAATTTCCTGTGATCCCAGAATTCATAATGTGTGCTGGATTGGTTGATACTACTCCGGCAACACGGCTATCATGACTGACTGTGCTTATGGTTATTTCTTGATTACCACCAAACACCACCACTGTGCTGGCTGGATACTGCGCATCTGCTGTGTACATTTCAGCCAAGTCAGCATAGAGTGCTGTGGTAGCTTGGGCAAATATACGGTTAAAATAAACAGTTGACGATCCGATGTTGCCAACAGCATTGCTTCCACCATTGACAATGGCAGTCACAGCATTACCACTATTGATTGTTAGGACACCAGCTGTGGTTACATTGCCACCGGTAATGTTACCAGTTGCACTAATCAATCCGCCTGTTCGTAAATTTCCACCTTGTACGTTACCTGTGGATGATAATGTTGTTGCTGATATAACATTTGCACCAGTTAGATCGCCACCGTTTCCAGCAATAATTAAATTTCCAGCTAACACATTACCACTCGCACTAATCAACCCACTGGTTCTTAGATTACCACCATCAATATTACCAGTTGCACTTGCTGTACCGCCAGTTAGGACATTGCCACCTATTACATTACCACCTGTTACGTTGCCGGTAACCGATACTGTGGTACCTGTGTGCGTGGTTGCATTGACGTTTGCTCCACCTAATATATTACCGCCGGTGATGTTACCAGTTGCTGAAATTAATCCAGTTACGTATTCCCCTGTGGTGGCAAATACAGCCACGTTGCTGGTGCCACCTATGCCAACTGTTACATTACCACCTGAACTAAC